GTAGGTTGTAACATGCAATTTATTGCATCTTACCACCTACACAACCTGTGGTTCTTATAGTGTTGCCATACATTTATGTACGGTAACACTCTATATACCACCACCTTGGTGGGATTTGGCAACCCCATCGAATGATTTTGCCGTTGTATACATTTTTGTGTTGTTTTAGAGACAGTTTTTATTTTATGTTTTCCATATAAACCCAAAATTAAATATATGTTTCGTTTTTATAGTGCTTTGCACTAGAGACTGGACCCCTAGACTTAACAGTCGACGAACAGGGGCGACCAGTGAGGGATTATGACGATTGAGATTTTTATACTGACGTCAAGTACCATAAGGTGTGCGTTCACCGCAACAAATCAGCAAGCAGAGCGATGAAACCATGTTAGATTAAAACGCGACATGGTGGAGTACCTGGGACAAAGGGCTTGTGTCCGCAAGACAGATTTGTTGTGAATTCACACTGGTTGGAGAAGTGGCTTTATAATGTTTGATATCTGAGTCCAACTTTGACCTGGTGGTAGACCAGGCACGAGAATGAACTCGTGGAAAAACTCAGCGGATATGGTAGTTCGAGCCTGAATCCGAGTATTTTGCACGTTGTATACAAAACAACAACGTGTACCCCCCCCCCCCGCAACCTATTTTACGACTCAGACACAACATATAATGATGATTTCAAAACGCATGAAACACATTGTAACCCGTAGAGAGAATTTGAAATACCAGAAGGTTGGCTACCCTAGTGAGTGTGGAAAGGGTAAAAGAAGGGAGTTTGCCCGAAGTAAAGCTTTGTCACTCTTGAAGGAGTTGAACAAAACGAGTAACAGTGACGATAAAGCTTTTGCCATGGGCTTGCACGAATCTATTAGACTGGGTCCTGGACCCGCCCTGCGGGATCTAGAGTCCATGAGCTTGGACGCGGTCCCACTTATACGTGAATCCGAACATCACAAGAGTTACCGTCTTAGATTGGCACTCTTCAGTCATGTTAAGAACTACGTTGATAATTCCAAGGATGTTGAGTATGTGGATGTGGTCAAGGAGTTGTTTACGAGATTGAGTGCCAAAACCAAAATGGAGGTTAGGAGTGTCTTGTCTGATATAAACCCCCTCAATTGTGGGGAGGTTAAGCTTATAAGAGAGCTCAATGTGGCGCTTGGCGGTGGCCCCCTAAGACATGAGGTTATAGTACCGCAGATGTTCTCTTTGGGCATAAGTGACATAGCCAAGTCCATGGAGGGCCTTGGTGGTGTGGTTGAGAAATCGACAGCAACACTCACTGAGGCCATGAGAGATGTGGCGGGTCAGGTGTCCAACACATCTATCAAGCACACTCTAGACATGGGTTTCAGTTTGCCCAACAGTATCATGGATATACTCAACATGTTGTTCTCAATGCTGGGAGGTGTTGGGGCAATTGGTGTCTCCATTGATTTTCTTTGGCCATTCCTTGACAAGCTGGGTACTATACCCACGATTGTAAAGGACGCTATCACAAAGACTTTTAAATGGATCTGTGATTTAATCACGGCCAAGAAAGAGACCAGTGGAGAGTTTTATGCCTCTAGAGATATCAAGATGGGGGAACGTGTTCACATTGGTGTCAGAGGTGGACACGATGAGGAGAGCCCCCTGGTGGCGCAGGCTGGCGACCCGGACAGGGAGTCCCTGGTCACCATACTCTTCAGATGGTTGCCATACATACTTGGTGCGAAGTTTGCAACCCTCTTTCTTGAGAGTGACCTGGTTGTAGCTGTTTCCAAGGTCTCCCAGCTGGCATCCGATTATGTGTTTGGTATTCGTACCATAACAGGATTCTTCAACACCATTAAACTGGTTATGTCTCACCTGTTGTCCCTGTTGGGGTTCGACAAATATGCGGCGTTGTTCACACACCATCCCGCTATATATGAGGCAAAGACGGCAATGGAGGAATTCAACACGAAGATAGAGAGTGGGTTTTACGTGCCCACCCTGGTAGAAGCACAGAAGGTGACTAAGATCGTCTCTGACCTGGAGGAGTCCTTCAAGAGCGCGGTTAAGGCCAAATCAGTCGACGTGCCCATTATAAAGGACTTGTTGGATAGGATGAGGAAGGTCAATGTAGTAACCTCACATGCTTACAAAAACAACAGAACGCGTATTGTGCCCACTGTCATAGGGCTCACAAGTGCCCCGGGTGTAGGCAAGACATACGCCACCATGACCCTAGCTGCAGCTTTATCAGTGTCACGCTCTTCCGACGAAGAACTTAAGAAGTCGGAGAGCATGCCACCTGGTACGCTTGACAGTACGGGGTTTATAAGTGGTGTGTCATCTTACGCCGACGGGCTGAAGGGTGGTGAGAAGGTCATAAT